TCGGCGGGGGGGGGTTGCGTCGGTTCGACGGCCACCGATCCGCCGGTGCCGGTCTGGTAGGTCACACGCGGGCGCGGGGCGGCCTCCGGCGTTTCGGCCGGATCGGGTTTGCGTTTCATCGTGATTAAGCTCCCGGGTTGGCGCGCGAGCGCCGATAATGGATTTGCCACGTCATGCGTTGGCTGCCAGTACGTTGATCACCGTCGCCGGATAAATTCGGTTCATCGGCCGCGACTTCGTTTGCGTCCTTAACGTAAGCAAGGCCAAGCGTGTAATCGGCCATAATTGCGACCGTGACCTCGGAGCGGATTTTGTTGAGTTCGGTATCTACCTGCGCACTGGCCGTTTTTACTACCGGCTCGACGTAAACTGTCAGCATCCAATCCGTCTGCCCTTGAAAAAGATCAGCGATCTTTTCTTCAGGCCCCTGATAAATAAATACCGCCGGAATTTCGGTCAATTGCAACGGCCGCACCCGCCCGCGATAGGCATGCGTGGTCGTGGTCGTGAGGCCATCGATCTTGTCCAGCACGGCGACCATGATGCTTTCGGCGCGGTGGGTCATTGTTTCTCCAGCTTTAACAGCGTCATGCCCGTCCCGTCCGGCTCGACGCCGACGATCTTATAGTTCACGCTCGCCACCACCAGTGTCTGCCCGTGCGCGGCGCTGGCCACGTCCACGGTGCGGCATAGGAACACCGGCTGGGCTGATTGAATGCCAGCGAAGCCGGCATCCGGTTCGAAATACTCGGCATCGAAAATCCCGTTGACCGATGTGCTGCCGTTATAGGTCGCGGTGACAGCAAAGCCGTAGGCCGTGTCCAGGAATTCTGTCAGATCCTCGGTGAAGGCCATTAACAGAATCCCTCATTTTTCCCACACATTCAGGCGCGCTTGCGCGCGTGCGTGGGGCGCGTCATGCGGTTCACCGGCGTCTGCACCGTGAGCGGCGCATCGTCGACGATGTCGACATAGCCATGGTTCACCAGCCAGTCGCGCAGCATGGCGCTGGGGATGATCTCGTCGCCCACGCGATAGTTCTGCCACGCCAGTTTGAAACGCACCTTCTTGAGTGTCCCGGCCATGCGCTATCTCCAGATATTTTCCGGCGGGCCACCCTGCCAGAACTCCGACGGCTCCTGGTACACCGGCTCCAGGTTGTTGTCGGGCCATTTCACGTGCAGCACGCAATGCCCCACCGGCACCCGCAGCGCCACGTACAGCGTATTCCCGGCCACCTTCCAGTGGTGCCAGAAGTTCACGTCCGGGTCGCGCGCACCCTCGCCTTTCAGTTCACCCTCGGCGGTGTAGGTGCGTGTGAACCAGGGCTTCGGCAGCGCTCGCAGTTTTTCCGCCCGCAGCAGCGTGAGCCCGAAGTGCGCGGACTCGGCCTTGATGACTTCGTGCCTGGCCAATACTTCGCGGTCCACTTCCTTCGCCAGCTCGCCGTTGCTCAGCCGCGCGGTGAACATCGGCTGGCCGTGGTGCCGCGCCGCTTGCAGGGGCGCGATCGCGTCCGCATGCGGATAGCGCCGCGCCACGTCCAGCAGCGTCAGCACCTGATGGCGCGTGAACACCGTGTCATAATCGCAGGTGAGCACCCATTCCGGGGTTTCGTCCGCCAGCACCTGCTCGATGCCGTGCGCCAGATCGCGGTCCCAGTAGGCCCCGGTGCTCTTGCGCAGGCCGATGCCGAGCGCCGCCAATTCCTGGTATGCGCACGCCCAAAAATCGTTAAAGCCCAGGCGCGGCATGGAAATCACCGCCGCCACCTTCGGCCACTTGTCCGGCGGCTTGGTGCCGCACAAGTTCAGCGAGATCGGCAGCGCGGCACAGTCCTGCGCCTCGCTCGCCCATGTGCGGATCGCCACCAACCCAGCCAGGTGCAACAGATCGCCCAGCGCCTCGCGGTCGAACAGCGCCTTGTGGTAGTCCTCGGCGTCCACCTGCCCGCCCATGACATACCCCTCGGTCGGGATCGGCGCGCCGGCCAGATACTGCCGCGCGATCGCCTGAAAATCCGGCACCGCGATCTTGAGCACGCCGCCGGGCGCCAGCGCCCGCACCCAGTCCTTCAGCACCGCCATCACCTGACCGTGCGGGAAATGCTCCAGCACGTGCGAAGCGCGGATCTCCTGCGCCGCGCCATCGGCCACGGCCAGCGGGTAAATCTCCTGGCCGGTTTTGCGGTCCAGGTTTTCGTAACCTTGCAGCGGGCAACTGCCCGCGCCTAAATTCAGTTTCATCGCCATCCCCTCAACAGCCCCTGAAAACAAGCCTGCGGCAAGCCGGCAGGGAACCGGCCTTTCGGCAGCTAACCTAGCCGCAGGTTTTCTGTGCGCCTCAGCCCTCGACCAGCAGCGCCACGCCGGCGTTGGTTGCCGTCATCGGGTCCTGTTCACCGCGCGTCAGGTTACCGATCGCGGTGATTGACTGCGTGGTGACCGGCGAGGCCGTGAGCTTGATGTAACGCTTGCAGCCGCGCAGATCGAGGTTGAACTTGTACAGCTGCGAATTGCTGGTGTCCGCCGCCGGGATGGTGAAGCCGCCGGTACCATCGCCCACGAACGCCGTGATGTCGCTGTAGTTCGTGGCGTCGGTGGTGTCGGACTCGGACAGCTTGCACACCGACAGGTTGTTGGTGGTGTTGTTGCTGGTCGTTTGCAGCACGTCCAGCGACAACCGGTCGTAGCCCATCGTGTCGATGGAGCCGGTGGCGGTGCCGGCATTCGTGACCGAAGTGGTCGCCAGTACCAAGACTGCTTTGGGATGCGAAAGCATAAGTGTTCTCCTGTGTACGTGTCGGAAAAGACAAGGGGCCTCGCGGCCCCCTGTATTTCAGGTTAATGGCGGATGGATCAGTCGGCGTACAGCGCGCCGACCGGGCCCTTGACGGTGGTGCTGCCGAGATCGTGGTTCACGATCTGGAAGCGCTCATGCCCCAGCACGCCGATCTGCAGCTTCTCGGCATACCGCTCGCGCAACACCTCCACCATGATCCCGCGGCGATCGCCGAAGCTGGACGAGTTGGTGTAATCGCCATACAGCGCGACCGTGGTATCGCTCTGGTCGGCCGTCGGATCGCTCGCGAGGATTTCAGAGGTGTAGGCGGGATCGCCCAGGGAGTCGTATTGCGGACCGCCGGGCACGCGCGTCTGCGCCGTATTGCCACCCGCCGTTGCCTTGAGGCGATTGAACACCGCCTCGAAGAACGCCTTGGAGGTAATCCGCGAAGCCCCCGGAAAAATCGGCAGGTCCGCCACTAACGCGCGCACGCCGGCGAGATCGGAAGCGTCGTATTCCGGCATGGTGTCGTGGCCGCTGGCGGCGTTGAAGCGAGAGGCATAGGCCGTGGCATTGAACTTGGTCAACAGGCCCTGCATGCCGCCGTAGGTCGAGGTGCCATCGCCGATGAGCCAGCACTGGTCCTCTTTCTTGGCGAAGGCATAGGCCAATTCCATGGCAAGGTCATCCACCACGTCGATCATGGAGTCCTCTTCGAGGTTCTTGCTGATGAGCGCCAGCGCCGCCAGCGTCTTGGCCACCAGGTTGACGTTGTCCCAGCCCTTGTCGGACGCCGTCACGCCGGCATTGTCCTCGTCGATGAAGTAGGCCGTGATGCCACCGGTGCGACGGGGAACGCTCTTGGTGTCGCTCATCATCGGGCGGCGGCGGGCCAGGCGGCGGGCCAGGCCATACGACTCGCGCAGGTCGATGATGGACTGCTCCATTTCCACCGGCACGAGGACACCGCCCAGCGTGCCCACGCCGGTCTGCATCACGCGCTGCTCGGTATCGATGCCGCGCTCCGCGCACCAGCGCCTGGCCTTTTCGTTGCCGTACACGCTGGCCATGAGCCACATGCCGGAGCGATACGCGCACTCCAGCGGATCCATGCTGGTGCCATCGGTGAAGCACAGCGGCTGCGTGAAGGCACGCAGTTTTCCGCCGCGCAGAATGACCTGCCGCCCGGCGGTACCGAAGGCCGGACGCTGCTCGCCCGGTTGCGCCGTGGCGGTCGGGGTCGGCTTGGCCGCCTTCAACTTGTCGGCCAGGCGCGAGCGCAGGGTTTCGACGGTGGCGTTCGGGTCACTGATCAGCTCCAGCGCGGCTTCGCGCCCGCCGTGATCCTTGAATTCCTCGCCAGCCTTCACCAGGTTCTGGATGCGCGTCTGCTCCGCGCGCTGAATTTCGGCGGCTTCGCGTTGGGCCTTTTCCGCCGCAGCTTTCTTTTCTTCCTCGTTCATGTCTTTGACCTCATTGATGTTCAGTTTCGATGGGCGGGCGCCGATCGGTGGGTCGTCATCGCTGGCACGCCCAACGCCCACGGTGGGGTCGGCCGGCACCGCGACGAGCGAGCCTTCATACGGCTCCCAGTCGGTAACTCGGTAAGTGCTGAGCTCCTCTTCCTGCTTTTCCAGCGCCAGTTCATGAATGACGTAGCCCACAGACGTATTGCGGCGGATGCCATCGAGCACGTCCTGCCAGATCTCCTCAGCCCGCGCGGATCGTGAGAACCGCGCCAGCACCCGGAGCTTCCTGTCGGGCGTCATCTCGTACTTTTCCACCACACCGACCTGGTCGGAGTGATCGTGGCCTACCAACAGCGGCGCCCCGCTCTTCAGCCGGTCAAGGCGGACAGAGCCGGGCCCCACATCCAGTATTTCAACACCCCACCAGCGCGCATACGGCTCCTCGCTGGCGATCGACATCCAGGCGGTGCGCTTCTCGGTATCGATACCGTCGCGTTCGACGGTGAACACACGCTCGACCTTGGCGCCGCGCAGCGCGCGGCATTGCTCCTCGGCCGATAGCTTCAGGAACTCGCGCCGCTGCGCCTCCTCGGTGACGGATGCCGCGCGCCCGGGGGTTTGCTCGAAATCTCGCCGTTCAGTCTTTTTCAGCTTCTTCGCCATCGGGTTTGTCCTCGTCGTCGTTCGGCATATCGCCGTTGGGCTTGCCGCCGCCATTGGCCGGGGCCGTCGTCACCGGTTTCGCCAGCGACAGATTCTTGTCTTTCGCCATTTGCTCTTCCTGCGCCAGCTCCTCGAGCACGTCCTCGACATCCTCGCCCTGCTCCGCGATCACGCGCGTGCGGCTCTTGAGCCTGTTGTCGATGGCCAGGATGTTGGCGTTCACTTCCTTAAGCGGATCGGTCCAAGCCCAGCGCTTCGGTTGCCAGGTCACGTCGCGGTATTTGTCCAGCGCCAGCGCGCCGCCGGCCGAGAGCGGCAGCGCGATGTTGCCGCGGATCACCTGGATCGGCAGCCAATCCTCGTACAGCGGCTGGTGCAGGTGATCGACGATGAAAGTCTGCAGGCCCTTCCACATATCGCGCTCGGAGAGCTCGCCGATGCGCGCGCTAGAATAATTCACGCCCTCGAGATCGTTCGCGAGGTTGTGGTACGAAACACCCAGCCCCGCCGACACCCCGCGCAGGCAGGCCTTGATGAACGGCTCCACCGCCGCGTCCGGGTATTTCGGGTCGTAGCCGGTAAAGCCATATCCCGGCGGCAGGGTACCGAATTGCCCGGGGTCCACCTCGTCGTAAAAATCGCCAGTGTTCCCATCCTTGCTGTCCGCCATGGCGCTCGGGTCACCATCGGGTGAGGTGAAAAACCCCATCTTGGACGCGCCCACGCGCGCCGCGATTACCGCCGCCTCCTCGAACGCGCCAAGGTGCACCAGGTTTAGCAGCGCGGCATACATCCAGGGCACGCCGCGCGCCTGCTCGGCGAAGTCCGGCACGAACAGGTGAAATATTTCATCCGCCGGAATGCGCTCATACTCGCGCACGTAGCCGCGGTCCCAGGAGACCGGCTTGCGCTTCAACACGTGATAGGCCAGCGGCCGGCTCACGGCGTCCATCTCGACGCCCATGTTGATGACGCTGCCGTTGCTGAGCTTCTGGTTCTTCTGCTCGTCCAGCCGGTCCACGTCGATCAGTTGCAGCTGGTAGCCAAAGCGTGTGTCGCCGCCCTCGATCTTGCGGATCAGTACCTCGCCATCCGTCGGCAGAATGCGTCCGATCAGGCGCTGCGTCGTATTCCAGGACCAGCGCCCGGTGATCTCGCACTCACCCACCACACCCCAGCGCCGAAAGGCGGTCTCGATCTTGTCGTTCGCGCTGGTATCGAGCCGGCCATTCTTGAACTTGGCCTTGGCCTGCAACCGGAACGGCATCGGCCCAAAAACATTGTCCGCCACCATCTGCACGAAACGCTTGCCGAACGGGTTGTTCTGGCTCGCCTGGCGTGAGCGCGCCCGCAACGTGCGCAACTGGTAGCGCAGCGTGGTGTTGATGTACTGGCTCTCTGAGAGCAGCGAGGCCGTCAGGCGAGAGAACTCCGCCGCCGCGTAACCCATGCCCGCGCGCGTGCGCGCGCGGTGGCGCGCCGGGATCGACGCCTCGAGCCGCTTGATGATGCCCATCGTTATTTAAATTTTCCCAACCAGACCAGCGTCACGCCGCCCACGACCCAAGCCGAAGGCGGATCAATCTGCGCCACGCCGTAGCAGGCCGCCGCCAGACCGCCGAACACGAACACATCGTTCAGGTCGAAGGTCTTGCTCAGCCATGTCTGAATGCGGTGCCATTTTTCCTTCACGTAAATTTCACCTTGAGCTTGCCGCTGCGCAGGCCATTGGCCTCGTTCTCCTCCGCGCGCACCTTGGCCGCGTAGTAGCCCTCCATCTCCCGCAATTCCTTCAACGGCGTGCGCTTCAGGCTGCGGCTGCCGATGCTGTATTCCTCCTGATCCTTCGTGGCCCGACCCTCGATCACGGCGCGGATCGCGTCCAACACGATGCGGTAGTGCGAGCGCGGGTCGGCGGTAGACGCATCGCGGTTAACCTTGACCTCGACGATGCCGCTGCCGACCATGACGCGCTCGGAGTCGGACGAGCGCGTGATATACGCCTGCCACCGATAGCGCCCGGCGGTGTAGCCCGCCGTGGTCACGCTCGCCACTTCGACCAGGTAATCCGACCCGCTCTCGCTTGCGTTGATGCCAATTTCCGTGGCGCCCGTGCCCTCGAGGCGCATGCTGTAGCTCAGCGCATACGATGCCGGCGGATAATCCGCGCCCAGGTCCGTGCGCTTCCATGCCCAGCGGTCGCCGATGACCAGTTCGATCGGTTCGCGCGTTGGGTAATTCGCGGAATCGAATGCATTACCCATTGGCGCTCATCTCCGGTGAGTGTTCGGTGCAGTGTTTTTCTGCCGCTTCGCGCGCCTGCGCCGGATCGGCAAAATGCCCCAGCAGCGCGCGGCGCTGGGGGACAAACTCACCCATCGCGTACTGAATTTTTAACAGGGAATCGAACAGCTTGGCGTCCAGCGGCGGCGCCCACAGCTCGTACCGCAGCGCGCCGCAAACCGATACCGGCACGATGCGGTAATTCGCCGCCATCAGCACGCTGCTATCATGCGCCAGCGACCGCCAGTGCAGCATGCGCTATCCGCGCCGTTTCGATGGATCGTCTGTCGCCAGCGCTTTAATCATCGCCGCATCAAATTCCATCGGAAAATTCTGATGCACAACGCGCTCAGCCAGGAAGTTCGGGTCGAAGCGCTTGCGATACTTCGGGGCGCCGCTGACGACAATGAACGCCGGCACCGCGTGGCCGCGCGTGCTGAAGCGCTGCCAGATGGCTGTCATCCGCTGCCCGCGCACACCCTTACGGGTGAAATAAAACGCCGTTTTCTTTTTCTGGTTGCGCTGCGTGATCGTCTTTTTAGTTGTACGCTGCAGCGGATCACGGTAGGCGTGCAGATTCGCCAGTATCTGCTGAATGATTCCACGTGGAACATTGCCATACTGATCCAGTCGCATGAACTTCGACGGCACTACAAATTCATTCGGGCCGATGAGATGGCGCTCTCGTAAAAGTTTTTCCAACCCCTTGGCCGGCCTGATGCCACCGCGCATCTGCGGCTGCAAATAAGTGCTGGCCAGACGCGGATTGGATTTTTCCTCGTCGGCCGTGGTGAAGCTGCCCGTGAACTTCCCAGCCTCGTTGAAAATGCGTTGCGTCTTGAAACCGACGATGCCGAATAGCGAGCGCTTTTTGGCACCCTTCATCACCACGTAGCTGTTGAGCGTGTACGGCGTCGGTTTGTCGAACACCGCCCGCATCTCGGCTTGCACCGCCGGCTTTACCTTCGCGAGGCAGGCATTGATCGCCCAGGCCGTGGCCTGCGGGATTTGCTCTTTCTGCAGCCAGGTCAGATGCTCGGTGAGCTTCTTGATGTCGTGCTTGACGTTGATGACGATCGCCATGCCGCCCCCAAAAAATACCCGCCCGCGAAAGCAGGCGGGCCAATCACCACCAGGAGGAGCTACCAGTTACCGACTATTGATCGGCCGCACGCGCGAAGCCGCCGGGCCTCTGGGGCTGGTGGTTACGTCAAACTCCACCTGATCGCCTTCGTGCAGCTGCTTGTAACCCTTGATCTCGATCGCGCTGTAATGCACGAACACATCCGAGCTGCCGTCGTCGGGCGAGATGAAGCCAAAGCCCTTGACGGCGTTGAACCACTTCACGGTGCCGGTTTGCATAAATTCCTTCCATACGAAAACGCCCCCTTGCGGGGGCGTGTCCGTCCCGGCGCTCGGAGGCCGGGATCTCGCGGGTTGTATGAGGTGCAATCGTCGCTCC